TAAAGGTAAAGCATTTCACTCTATAGATCAATTGATAGAGTATACAATAAAGTTGTAAATTTATAGTATGAAATATAAACAATTAATATTAAGGAAAATATTCGAATTAAATAATTTGATAAATTCCCAAAGAGCTTTAGTATCTACTGCTAGATCACAAGATGAAATTAATTTTCATTTAGATAGAATAAAATCTAAAATAGAAGAAATTGAAGTCTTAATAAATAGTGAAAGTGAATTCTAAATAAAAAATAAGTTATGAAAAAATTAAGTCCTGAGCAAATGGCGGAAAATTTAGCCAAGTTTTATTCTTTAATTGACAAATATATTTCTGGAATGAGGAAAGATAAACTTCTAGAAATGTATAAAGATATTGAAGAAACTCTTGCTACTTCTCCGGCATCAACTAAAGTAAGTCACCATAATGCTTTTGCTGGTGGTTATTTAGATCATGTTATTAGAGTTACTGAAGCAGCTTTAGTATTTGAAAAGGTTTGGGATAAATTTGGCCAGAATAAAAATTATACAACTGAAGAACTAGCCTTCTCAGCACTTAATCATGATCTTGGTAAACTAGGTACAAATGATGAACCTGTTTACATTCCTAATCAGTCACAATGGCATAGAGAGAATCAAGGTCTTATGTTTAATTACAATCCTGCTATAACTCATATGAGAATTGCAGAAAGAAGTTTGTTCGTACTTCAGAAGTATGGTATCCAGGTCTCAGAGAATGAGTTTCTAGCTATCAGGTTACATGATGGTTTATATGAAGAAGCAAATAAACAATATTATATTACTTATAATAAAGATACAGAATTAAGGTCTAATATCGCTTATATACTACATCAAGCAGATTTGATGTCTAGTAAAATTGAATCAAACTAAAATTAATATATTATGACAATAGGAATTATAGCCCTTATAGTTTGGGCTGTATCTATAATAGGATACATAATTTGGAACTTATTCCAAAAGAATAGAAGACTAGAATCAATGGTAATTACCCAACAGTTGTTTATTGACAATATCAAAGACTGTATGAAAGAGATTAACATTGCTGCAAATCAAATTGATTCTAAATTATGGGTTCAGTCTGATCCTGAGTTTTTGAGCCTTATGGAAAATGTGAAACAAATGCAAACTAGGATTAACGAATTCATAGAAGAATAATATGACTGACATACTATTAAATGAGGAAGAGGTTCTTTTAACTAAAAAAGGAGAACCTAGAAAGAGAAAGCCTAAAACGAAAAATAACTACTTTACAATAGAAACCGAAGAGGCTATTCTAAGATATAGAGCTGCAAAAAATCAAGCTGAGAGGAATCGAATTTACAATCAAGATATTCACTACGGGTTTTATAAGCTAGTAGAGAACATTATTCATACATTTAAGTTCTACTATACAGAGGTTGACAACATAGAGGATCTTAAGTATGAAGTAATATCTTTCCTCCTTCAAAAACTAGACCTTTATGATCAATCTAAAGGTAAAGCCTATTCTTATTTTGGTACAATTGCAAAAAGATATTTGATTATATATAACCAAAAGAATTATAAAAAACTTGTAGCCAAGGCAGATATTGGAGAACAGAATGATGATGACGCATTATTAAATAGCATCCTTGTAAAAGAACCAGAACCAGAGCTAGATAAACTAGATGTGGTCGAGCTTTTTATTAAATACGTAGATGACAATTTATTAGAACTATTCGACAAAACAGATGAAATAAAGGTAGCAGATGCTATCCTAGAAATATTCAAAAAGAGGGAAAATATAGATATTTTTAATAAAAAAGCCGTTTTTATATATGTTAAAGAAATGGCTGACACGCAATCAAATACCATTACGAAAGTAATTAAAAAGCTAAAAAACATCTACAGAACTATCCTCAATCAATATCTTGAAAACAATGACTATTAATATTTATTCTAAAAAGTCATGGAACTTGATAAGGAAATATTCAAAGGTAAAACTATTGCCAATCTTGTAGAAGAGGTATACGATAAGCAAAAAAATCAAGATTCTACAATCAAACAGGAGATCATGAGGCTTGCCGATATGATTGAAACTCCTGGTGATGCTATTGTAGTTGTTCCACTACTTAAAGGATTTATAGACTCTAGTTTAAAGAATGATGAGGTTCTTCTTAAACTACTTAATCTTTTTCAAAAAGCTGCGGAAAATAAAAAAGCAGGTGATACAGAAGATTCTGGTATTCTTACAGAAAAAGATATTGAGCAACTATTTTCTGAGGTTTCTACTATTAAAATCAAGGATCCTAAACAACTACCTAGTGCATAATGGCTACTAATTTTTTTCAAAATAATCCTACAGCACCAGAATCTATTGGTGGACAATATTTCCAAATAGGAAGAGTTAAAGAAGTAGTGATGGGGCCTTATAAAGGAGGGACTAATGAAATAGATAAAGATTATAATAGTCCTGCAGACATAGGAAAAATAAGATATCAAATTTTATATTCAAATTTTAATACATCTAGAGCAGAAGAAATTTCAGAACCTGCTTATCCTATTTTTAATTTTGTAAAACAGTATCCTTTAGTAAATGAAATTGTTTTTATTATAACTGGCCCTACTGAAAGACTCAATGATAAAATAACAAACCAGCAGTTCTTTTATTTCCCGGCTTATAATCTTTGGAACCATCCTAATCATGGCGCGTTTCCTAACTTACAAGAATATCAGAATTTTTTATTAGAATTTTCTCAACAACCTGGATATTCTGGAAATCCTATAGAGCTACCAGATTTACCTTTTGGTTATACTTTTTTAGAAAAACAAGATGTTTTAAATTTACAACCTTTTGAAGGAGATACTATTTTACAAGGAAGATTTGGCCAGACAATAAGACTAGGTAGTACAACGGTACCTGAATTAAAAGAATATAATAGTTGGTCACCTACAGGTAGTGTAGGAGATCCAATTACTATAATAGTAAATAAATTAGGTCCATCAAAGTCACTTTCTAAATTTGATCCAGGAATTGAAGATATTAATTCTGACGGAGCTTCTATATATTTAACTTCTACTCAACAGATATCTTTACAGGATATAAATAATTTCCCTAGAAATTCTTTTAAAGAAAAACAACAAGAAGTAATATCTAGGCCTATTATAAAAACATTCCCAAAACCTATTTCTACTGATGCTACATCTGCTGATGCTCAAGATAAAATAGCAACACAAAATTCCCCAACCGTATAAAATGGCAGCACCTATTCCATATAATCCTCAATTTCCTTTTGCAGGCGAACAAATAGTTTTATCTGCTGATAGGGTTACTTTGCATTCTAAAAATGATGCAATTTTTCTTTTTGGTAAACAAGCTGTTGGTTTATCATCTATAAAAACTATAAATTTAGATGCAAACCAAGAAATATTATTATACTGTAAAAAAATTACTTTAGGACCAAATGCTAAACAACCTCTTGTATTAGGAAAATTTTTTAATGAAAGATTAAAACTTTTTGTACAAGAACTTCAATCCGTTTCTATCTTATTAGCACAAAGCTCTGAATCAGAAATAGGTACTAGTATGCAATCAATAGCTTCCGCAGGTAAAAAATTAAACGAGGCTTGTGAAAAAATGTTAAATGTTATAAAAAACGATTCATTTTTATCTAAAAATACTTTTACAAAATGAGTCTTACTAGAAATTTAGTAAATGATAAATTAAATATAAATACTACATCTGCAAAAGGTTTAGAAAAAGCTATTGCAGCAATCGCTACATTTGTAATTAATGCTCAAAGTAAAACAGATGGCATAATTTATGGAAAATATGCACTAAATGAAGATCAAGGGAATTTAATTACAAGAGCATTTGATAAAGGAATTATTTATATATTAGAAAGAATTTCAACAGTAGATTTTTGTAATTTAATTAATTATTTAATAAACCAAATACCTGGAGGTAAACCTTTTAATCCAGCAGATCCAATACCTTCTGATCCTATAGCTAGAAAAAAATGGCAATTACAAAAATTAGCTTTTGATATACAAAAAATAATTGATGGATATTTTGCAAGTTATGGTGATGCAAATAATCCAGAAAGTAGATTAGGCTTATACAATCTTATTCAAAGTATAAGAAATAATTTTACTGGATTAATAGACACTTTAAATGATCCTGAGATAAGAGAAGCATTTCCTGAGGTTTCTATAGTCTCTAATTTTATTACAGATAAATTAAGCTATTTTGATAAATACGGAAGTGTTAATGCTATTCCTATTGAAGAAGTTCAAAAAATTATATCTGTAGTAGAAAAAACAAGAGCTATTTGTGCTACTGTCCAAGCTATTAATACTCCTGCTGCATTATTAGCAAATGCTGATTTTCTTTTAGGCGGACAAATACAAGAAGAAATAGCTAGATTAAATAGAGAAATACCAGTAGAGAAAATCATACCTGTTTTAAAAAATTTATTAAAACAAGCTAAAAATGTTTCTTCAATTGCCCAAAAAATTGTTTCATATATAAATAGTTCAAGAGTTTTTATACGTTTATTTTTAATACTTTTAAAGGTATTTTATATACTAAGAAAATTCCTTTTTGGTATCCCTATTCCAAATGTGTATACAACTTCTGGTGTTACTACACTTTTATCTAATATAAATGAAGATGTTGTTGGAGCAAAAGGAATAGATAAACTTGTAAAAAGACTTCAACAAATAAATTTTGTTCTAAATTTAATTGCTATTTTTGCAACTTCTCTTGTTGCTGGTATGCAAATTATAATAGATAGATTAAATATAATACTTAATAATTTAGAAGCTTGCTCAAATGTAGAAGAAGAAATTAAAAAAGA